AGTAATTAGTAATGCTATGGGTGATCATGCTGGAGCATGGGGATATGTATCAAACGGAAGTAGTAGTACTAAACAATCAGGTGATGCTGCTCATGTATCTTATGGTTCTGCCTGTGCAAGCGGTGATGTTATAGGTGTTGCTTTTGATGCCGATAATGGAACATTAACTTTCTATAAGAACGGTTCATCAATGGGAGTAGCATATTCAAGTATGGATACTGATTTAACTTACTTCCCTGTTTTTGGTGATTCAACTTCAGCAGGAAATCCAAGTGGTACAGCGAATTTTGGTCAACGTGCCTTCGAAGACGCAGCACCTGCAGAACATACATGTTTATGTACCCAAAACCTCGGCGATTTCTCATCAGGAAGTAGTAAAAATAATCCTAAATATTTCTTTGATATAAATCTATATACAGGTGCTGGTACAGGTAATACTACAACTTTTTCTGATATGAAGTTTGGTCCAGATTTGATCTGGGGTAAAGCTAGAAGTTATGCAGATCCACATGGTATGTGTGATGTAGTGAGAGGGGTTTCAAACTTATTGGTTCCTAGCTCTACAGCCGCACCGGCAACAACTTCAGGTAGTCATGTTACCGCTTTTGCTTCTGATGGATACACATTAGGAAACGGCGTTAACTTCAATGGAAGTAGCACAACATACGTGAATTGGTGCTGGGACGCTGGGCCAGCGGCAGCAACAGCTTCAGGAGATGGTACTGTTACACCGACTACTCAATGGGTAAATGCTACTGCAGGTTTCAGTATCTCTAAATTAACCACACCTAGCTCTGGCACTGGTTACAATTTTGGTCACGCATTAGCAGAAAAACCTGATCTCGTAATAGCTAAAGAGTTAGAAAGCAGTCTTGGTTGGTATGTATGGCATAATGGTTTAGCGAAAAATGGTTATGTTCTATTGAACTCTAATAACGCTGCAAATACAGGTGCTACTGTTTGGAATGATACTGCACACGATAATTCAATTGTACATGATAGAGCATCAGGACATTGGGGAAATGATGTAGATATGCTCTACTACGTATGGACTGCAATTCCTGGTTACAGTTCCTTTGGTACCTACGAAGGTAATGGCTCTTCAGTAGGTCCATATATAAACACAGGTTTTAAAGTTCGTTACCTTCTTACAAAAAACATTGATGCTACTGCAAACTGGAGGATCACTGATACAGACAGAGCTGATATACCATTTGCTAACCCACAAGATCAGAAGTTATATTCTGATGGAGATTGGGTAGAAGGTTCAGGAGATCAAATATGGTTATTTAGTAATGGCTTTAAAATATTAGATAGCGACGCAGGTTTCAATAGTAATGGTCATACATTCCTGTATATGGCGTTTGCCGAACACCCTTTCAAAACAGCGAGGACGAGATGATGGGTTACAAGTATCAAGGTAAAAATTTACCAATAGATAAACCTTTTACTGATATAGATGGTACTAGTTACCCTAAGAATTGGTTAAGGTTATCTACAAAACAACAACGTGATCAAGTACCTGGTGGTGCTATAACATGGGAACCAGGCTAAATGGATCCGCCTGTTCTGCCCTCATTCAGGCTACCTGATCAAGTATTATCAAATCCGCCTGCTTTACCGCGTCCTACATTAGATGCACCAGCAGCGGATTTACCTTCTTATAAACCTATACTAGTACCGTCTAACGCTTTGATGGTACTAGAAGGTACTAAATCTGAGAAGCAAGAAGAGGAAGAAGGTAGGCCTCAACCTAAAGAGGTTCAAATACCTTGGACTAATTATAGAATGCCAGTTCCTGAAGGGGAAATAATGGTAACAGCAGCTACTACAGCTGCTATTTCAGTTGCTGCAACACTAACAGCTACAAGTCTCTTTAAACAATGTGTTAAAGTATTTAAGCCGATATTGATGCAACTGGCTAAACGTATACAGAAGAAACTGAATGGAAACCCCAAAACCGAAGAACCTTCTGAATAAGCTGAAGGATGCAGCTGAAGATAATGAATCCCAGATACAAATATTAGGTACATTTGTACGCTTAGGTGTTGTTGTCTGGGCTGGCTTTATTATAACCCTTAATTATGTAGAATTACCGATGATTAAGAAAGGATCAAGCGGAGATATCACGTTCGTGGCTAGCGTGTTTACGGGAGCCCTGGCGACCTTCGGCCTGAACACATCTAATTCTAAAGGTAAAGGGAATCAAACACCCGTAAACTGTCCTATGGTCAAGAAAAAAGACGAATGAAACGATGGCTAATACTCTTAGCACTGTTATCCCCCTCGGTAGCAAGAGCAAATCAAATAACACCAGCCTTTACTCAAGGCTCAATGAATGCTACCACCACAACAACTCAAACCGTCACAGAGGTCGTGAACCAAAAAGTATATGGCGGAGAACTGAAGAGCTGGTCAGGAACTGGAGTAACAGCTTCTGGCGATATAACAGATTCTCAGACTACCTTCTCACAAACAAACGCTGGAGACGACTTTCAGCTGGATATAATAACCAGAGTAGCGGATACACAAACTGGTTTAGTTCTATTGGAAGATATAGACATAACAAGAACCATAAACACAAACGCTACCACTACCTCCTTATCGGTCTTCTCACAGTAGGCTGCATGCCAGCTTATGCAGAAGGAGATGATACCTATAATACAGCGGCTCCAGAATCTACTGCGACAGGCAATGTTACTAATCAAGCGGTCCAGTTTCAGAATAATGGTGCCCCAAGTCGACAGCAGTATGCTAGAGGCGTAACGTGTAATGGTGCCACCATGACGTTCTCGCCTTTTTGGCTAGCTAGTGAGAATAAACCTTATGATCCAGAGAGTTATTCTAGAGGCTGGAACTATGGAGCACAGTTAAACTTCATGGTTCCTATGGATTATGACACTGTTAGACAATGTAAATCTATTGCTAAACGTGTCGAACAAAAGATGCGCGTGGACTATGAACTAGTTCGCGCATTAAAGTGCGCCGAACTTATGCAAAAGGGTTTTACTCTTAGGCCAGGTTCCCGCGTCGAACATATGTGCAACGATGTTGTACCTATTGTTTCAGTTATTAAAAATCAACCACTAAAAACACCATGATGCTACTAATTAAGCCAATTCTATTCACCTTTATAAGTTCTAAGTCAGTTAAGAAGCTGGTAGTAGATCTTTTAGAGGCTTACGCTAAGTCTACCGACAACACCATCGATGATGCTGCAGTAGCTTTGGTAAGAAAAAATCTATTCCCTGGAGAGAATGGCTAAGAAAGCTACTGAAGAGAACTTCAATGAGCTTCATAACCTCGTCACTAAAGAATTCCTTAAGCGAATCAAGAGTGGCGAGGCTTCTGCCCATGAACTTAAAGCAGCTTGTGACTGGCTGAAGACAAATGATGTCACTGGAGTTGCTACAGATGGCAATCCACTAGATAAATTGAATAAAATAATGCCTA